TGCGTAAGTGCGGCATTGCCAAGTACTGGTGGGACGAGGTTGAAGAGGTCAAGATTGACGAGTATTCGGGACTCGATGACCAGACCTTGCAGGTGCTGATGCAAGAGGGTGCAGAGGTCAAGATCGTTGTCAGTTACCCCGACACATCTGTGCCCATGGAGATGATGCAGCCACAGGTTGATCCAATGACTGGTCAACCTGTGATGATGCCGCCACCCATGTTGCACGATGTGCAGATCAAGCGCACCACCAAAGATGGGCGCATCCGCATCATGGCCGTGCCACCTGAAGAATTGATACTTGATCGCAGAGCGAGATCATTTGAGGATGCAGGCATCATCGCCCACCGTCAGATGGCAACCGTGGACGATTTGCTCAAGATGGGCTACGAGCTGGAGGAGATTGAGGAGAACATCTCCAGCACCGACTTGGACAGCAATGACGAGTATTTGGCGCGTCAGCCACTCTCCACCACCTTGGGCGCGGGTGACAGTCTGAATCCCATGCAGCGGCGCGTGCTCTACATTGAATCCTATATCCGCGTTGACTATGACGGTGACGGCATCGCTGAACTCCGCAAAGTTTGCTGCATGGGTTCAGGCTACACCGTGGTGCGAAACTTACCCGCCAGCTACATCCCATTTGTGGACTTCCCTTGCGACCCCGAGCCACATACCTCGCCACTTGAGGCTATGTCGATTTTTGATGTGACGCATGACATTCAGGAGATCAAGTCCGAGATCATGCGTAACACCTTGGACTCGCTGGCGCAGTCAATCCATCCACGCACAGCAGTGGTGGAAGGACAGGTCAACATTGACGATGTGCTGAACAACGAGACAGGTGCAATCATTCGGATGAGAGCGCCAGGCATGGTGCAACCATTCAGCTCACCCTTTGTCGGACAGGCCGCATTCCCCATGCTGGACTACATGGACGCAATGCGCGAAGACCGTACCGGCATGAGCAAAGCCGCCATGGGTTTAGACCCTGACGCTTTGCAGTCCACTACCAAGGCTGCTGTGGCGGCCACCGTGAGCGCCAGCCAAAGCCGTTTGGAGTTGCAAGCTCGACTCTTGGCCGAGGGCATGAAGAAGCTCTTCAAGGGCATTTTGTATCTGATGACCACCCATCAGGACAAGCCTCGGATGATTCGTTTGCGAAATGAGTGGGTGCAGATTGATCCGCGTGTTTGGAACACATCAATGGATGTGACGGTCAACATTGGCTTGGGTAACGGTGACACCAATGACCGCATCCAAGCACTGACCATGATTGCTGGCAAGCAAGAGCAGATCATGCAGCAGTTTGGCTTGGGCAATCCTGTGGTGACACCAGCCATGTACATCCGCACAATTCAGAAGATCATCGAGCTGTCAGGCTTCAAAGACGCATCAAGCTATTTCCAAGCACTGCCTGCTGACTACCAGATGCCACAGGCCGATGCGCCGAAACCGACTCCAGAAGAAGTGCTGGCGCAGGTGCAGGCTCAGTCGATCCAAGCAGACATACAGAAGAAGGCTGCCGAGCTTGAATTGAAGCGCGAGCAGATGATCCGCGATGACGATTATCGAAGAGATCAACTGGCACAAGACTTAATGCTCAAGAAGTACGAATTAGAGTTAAAGTACCAGACACAAATTGGGACGGCAGAGATCGTGGCCATGCAGAACATTGACCGAGAGGCGATGAAGCAAGAGGCGGCGATTGTGCAGCAGGCTGTGCAGACGGCGGCCAGCGTCCCGCCACCACCTATTAACTTCAATGGAATGGCGCAATGAACGAAGAAGAACAGGTCAGGAAAGGGCGCAAGTCCGAGCAGTTTATGCAGGACGAGGTTTTCTCGACTGCGATTGAGAAGATGCGTGGCGACTTGCACTGGGAGTTTGAGAACAGCAAACCCGAGGAGGTTGCCAAGCGCGAAATCTGCTGGGCGCAGTTGCGTGCCATTGAGAATTTTAAAAATGAATTGATCAAATTGATTGATAACGGCAAGGTGGCACAGCGTGCTATCGAACGCGCACAGAAAAATCTTGTTTAATTGAGGAAATAGACCAATGCAAACAGTAGCACCAACGCCAGCGGCGAGTGTTGTACAAGGTCCGATGAATATGGCCGAAGCGGCCAATGCACTTGAGGGATTGCTCCCCGAACAGGGACAAGAGGAAGACCAAGAGGCGCAGTTGCCCGAAGAGGGCGCGGCGGAAGAAGAGGAGTTGCTGACCGATGCAGACGCGGACAGCGATGAAACTGATTCCGAACAATCCGAAGAAGATGAAAATTCCGAGGAGGAAGAACAGCCACAAGTCTTCACCGTCAAGGTTGACGGTAAAGAAGTCGAGGTGACGCTGGAGGAACTCCAAAAGGGATATTCAAGGACACAGGATTACACACGCAAAACGCAGCAAATTGCCGAAGTGCGAAAGCACGCTGAGGCAGAGTTGCAGGCAGTGCGTGCCGAGCGCGAGCAGTACGCTCATTTGTTGGGTGCTCTAGAGGCACAGGTTCAGCAGGCAGCGCAGCCGAACATTGATTGGGATCGTCTCTATCAGGATGACCCCATCGAATGGGTAAGGCAGCGCGAGTTGATGCGTGAAAACCAAGAGAAGAACGCGGCGATCCAATCGGAAAAACAGCGACTCTCTCAGTTGTCACAGCAAGAGCAGTTGCAACAGCAGCAGATGTTGTTTCAACAGGAACAAGAGGCTTTGATGGCCGCCATACCTGAGTGGAAAGACTCAAAGAAGGCGGCTGCTGAGAAGGCAATGCTTGTTCAATTCGGCCAAAAGGCTGGGTTCTCACCTGATGAACTGAAAAATGTTCTTGATCACAGGGCGGTTGTGTTGTTGCGAAAAGCAGCTCTCTACGACCAAATGATGTCCAAGCGAAAAGACATCAAGCCAGTGACCAATAACGGGCCAAGACCTGCCAAGCCTGGTGCAGCAGGAAGAGTATCAAACAACACTGAAGCTATGCGAGCACAACAGCGTCTAGCAAAAACTGGCCGTGTCGATGACGCGGCTGATGCAATCTTCAAACTCTTGAAATAAGGAATCCATCATGTCTATCGTAACGAATACATTTACAACCTATAGTGCTAAAGGCATTCGGGAAGATCTTTCAAATGTAATAACTAATATCTCACCAGAAGAGACGCCGTACATTTCTAATATTGGCCGCGAGAACATCACCAACACTCTTTTTGAGTGGCAAGTCGATTCACTCTCCGCAGCCGCCGCCAATGCTCAACTGGAAGGCGATGATGTCTCATCGTTTGATTCAGTGACCGCGACTGTGCGTTTGCAAAACTACGCGCAAATCGCTCGCAAGACCATCATCTTGTCAAATACTGAAGAAGTAGTAAATAAGGCAGGCAGGCGCTCAGAATTAGCATACCAAATAGCTAAGAGGGGTGCTGAGTTGAAGCGTGACCAAGAATTCACCATGTTGAATAGTGCAGTGGCCGCTGCTGGTAACACCACCACAGCTCGCACAACTGCCAGCTTGCAGGCGTTCATCAAGACCAACACCGACAAGCAAACCAACGGCGTTGACCCTAGCTACACCACTCTGCCCAACAGTGCTCGCACTGACGGCAATGTGCGTACTTTCACTGAAACCATTTTGAAGAATGTGATTCAGAAAGTATGGACTGCTGGCGGCACTCCAAAGATTCTGATGTGCGGTCCTGTCAACAAGCAGCGCGTGTCTGGTTTCTCTGGTATCGCATCCAGCCGTTTCAACATTGATGGCGGTGCAAAGCCAGCGACATTGATCGGCGCGGTGGACATTTATGTGTCCGACTTTGGCAATGTGCAAGTCATTGCCAACCGCTTCCAGCGCGAGCGCGATGCGTGGGTGCTCGATCCTGAGTACGCAAAAATGGCTGTTCTGCGTCCATATCAGCAAGTCGAGTTGGCGAAGACCGGTGACGCTGAGAAGCGTATGCTGCTCATCGAATTTGCGCACAAGGTGTTGGCAGAGGATGCCCACGGCTTGGCAGCAGACTTGATCACTTCTTAATCAACTGAGAGGAATAGGGGAGAGGAAACTCTCCCCTACTTACATGGAAAAACGATTTTTTGATGCAAGCCCCGACAAGGGGATCACTCGCACTTGGCACTACAACGATGAGACTGATGAGGCAACGATTCAGACGACTCAGGATTTGACTGCTGTCATTGAGGCCAATAAGCGCGACTTTGCCGCCATAGACAACAAAGCAAACTGGAAGGGTGAATGGCATCATGTTGCCAGCATTCCTGAGACGGTTTACTTTCAATTAAAGGCTGAAGGCAAGATAGATGATCCGGTTTACATGAAGAAATGGTTAAACGATCCTGACAACAGGTTCTTCAGAGTGAGGCCAGGTCAGCTATGAACTACATCGCAGTCTGCACGCCAGCGCGTGACATGGTTCACACCAACTACACCTATTGCATGGTCAATATGGTGGCGTATCACACGCTCAACACCACTGACGCTGTGAGCCTCAAGATACTGCAAGGCACGCTAATTCAAAACCAGCGTGCTGATTTGTGTTTGGACGCAATGCGTGAAGGTTGCAGCCATATCCTATTCATTGACTCCGACATGACTTTTCCGCAGGACATGATTGGCCGATTGCTGGCGCATGATGTGGACATCGTGGCTACAAACTGCGCCAGACGCAGAATGCCCACAGGTCCAACAGCGCAGAATTACGATGAGAACGGCAAGCGCCAGCCGGTCTACACCATGCCTGAGTCCACTGGTTTGGAAGAAATCGGCTCAGTTGGCACTGGCGTGATGCTAATCAAGCGCGAAGTGTTTCAGGGAATGACTGAGCCGTGGTTCGATATGCCTTGGCAGCATGAGACTCGCGGCTACATGGGCGAGGATGTGTTCTTTTGCAAGAAGGCGCAGGAGCTGGGCTACAAGGTGTATATTGACCATGATGTCTCGAAAGAGATCGGACACATTGGCACATTTGAATTCCGACATGAACACACTTGGGTGATGAAAGAACAGCTCGAAAAAGAGGCAGTCTAAATGGCATTGACCACCTACACAGAATTGAAGACATCGCTGGCCGATTGGCTTAATCGGTCCGATCTGACTTCAGTTATTCCTGACTTCATCAGTCTGGCCGAGGCACAGATTGAGAGACAACTACGCACACGACAGATGATTGTGCGTGCCACTGCATCCTTTGCGGCGGCTGCTGAGTACGGCACAGTGCCTGATGATTTCTTGGAGTCCAAGGCCATCAAGCTCAACACCAATCCAGTGACCAATCTGACATTTCAGACGATTGATGCCATGGATTCATTGTCGAACACCACTTACTTGTCCAGCGGAAAGCCACTGTATTTCAGCGTGGTGGGCAACCAATTCAGACTTTTGCCGATACCTGATGGCGCATACACAGCAGAGCTGGTCTATTACGCAAAGTTGACAAAGTTGTCATCGACTGTTGCTACAAACTGGCTGCTGACACAAGCGCCTGATGTTTATTTGTACGGCGCACTTTTACAGGCTGCGCCATACTTGCAAGACGATGCGAGAATCACTGTGTGGTCATCGTTATATGCGGCTGGTTTGGAGCAGTTGCAGATTGCTGATGATCGTGGCTCAACCTCTGGCGGCGCAATCTTGGCGCGTGCAAGGACATTCGGATGATGATCACCACCACCAAAGGCAACATGG